AAAAATACTTTAAATACCAGCATCTTACTGATTTTCTGGTAGCTTTGAAGCCTGCTCGCGATAATCGTTATTCAGAAACTCATATTGTTAGCCATTGTGGTTATAATATTCCTGCTATTAACTTTGATACTCCAGAATCTGTTTTTTTAGTTGGTGAGCTTAATGAAGTTATCTTTATTGATGAGATTCAGTTTGTTGATATTGGTATCGTTGCTATTTTAGAACGATTACGTTCTATGGGTAAACGCATCTATGTTTCAGGTCTTGATTGTGATTATCGTTGTGATCATTGGCCAGTAAGTAGAGAACTTTTTGCTACTGCGAATACCGTCGTTGCTTTTGCTGCTAAATGTAGTCGTATGATTGATGGACAACCTTGCAACGGTGTTGCTTTATATACACAACGATTTTATCGTAATAAACCAGCTCCCTTAGACCAAGAACTTATTAAAGTAGGTGGATCTGATACCTATCAACCTCGTTGTTCCAATTGTTGGCTTGAAGAAAGATCTTAATTTTACTAGTATCTCCTTGAAGGAGAACTATGAGAGAAAAGCATTTTGTTATTCCGCTCGAACCAATAGCTTGGAAGAGAACGGGCGTCAGCTTTAAAAGAAAACATATTTATGATATGCAACGCAATGAGAAACTTGCTTCTGGTATTCATTTCGTTTCTCAAATGAACAATGAACCAGAATTCTCTAAACCTCTTTATTGCGATATTATCTTTTATATGAGAATCCCTATCTATAAAAAAGATAGACATACCTATCCATTTGTAAAACCAGATATTGATAATCTTCTGAAGTATTATTTTGATGTAATGACTGAAGTACACATCATTGCAGATGACTCGCTAATCTGTAAAGTCTGTGCTATAAAACAATATGATAAAAATCCTCGCGTGGAATTAACTCTATCAGAATTGCCATTGAAAGAAGACTACAATGGTTGCTAATAAAAAATCAAATAATAGCAGATATAGTAAAAGAGTACCCAAATTGTCCGTAACCTGGGGCCTCAAAAAGAACCTTGATTCCTCCTTTTATGATAAATATAAACTGAGACAAAGCTTTGGAAGCGCTTATTTTGAAGGTCATAGATTAGAAGAGCTGATTCGTGAGCTTATGGTTTATGCTCAGCTTCCTTATTCAACAACAATAGCGCAATTTCTTGCTTTCCAGTGTTTAGATCATGATGAATGGAATGATATGCTTAATAGACATCAAGAATTGGCATCTGCCTATAAAAAAGCAAAAGTTCAATTAGAAGCAAATGCATTAGCTAATAAAGGAATTGATGCTGCTATGTCACTTCTTTATAAGATATCAAATGATTGGAAAGAAGCAGAAGAACGTAAGGCTATGCTCAAAAACTTCGAAGAGAATCCAATAGAAAGCAAACAATTTCCTAACATATTTAATTCACCATTACCAACCGAGAAGAAAGATGTTTGATATATTCAAAAAAGGCTCTAAAGACATAGAAGATCTACAGAAGATGTATGATGAAGCTTTAGACGAAATTATTCAACTACGGTCAACCTTGTTGCATTTGCAAGAGGTTGAGATAAGAAACCAGTCTCTTGTAGAAGAAGTTAAGCATCTTAAATCTTTGATCGAGAGATCACGTAATGGATGCGATTGATATCAATGACTTCAAACTACGTGATTATCAAATACCAATATGGGATGCTATTGCTAAGCAAGGCTATCGAAAAGTATTAGCAATTCTTCCGCGCCGTTCAGGGAAAGATATCTGCGCTTTCAATCTCTGTATACATCAAGCAATGGCTAAGACTTGTTCTATCCTGTATGCTCTGCCAACCTTTCAGCAAGGGCGCCGTGTTATCTGGGATTGTATTACAACAGATGGTAAAAAACTTCTTGATTATATCCCTAAAGAAGTCATCAAGAACATTAATCACTCTGAGATGAAGATCTGTTTCAAGAATGATTCTCAAATACAGATCATTGGTGCAGATTCTTATGATACTTCTATTGTTGGTCGTAATCCTTATGCAATTATCTTTTCAGAATGGAGTCGTTGCAATCCAAAAGCTTATGACTTTGCACGACCTATCTTAGCAAATAATGGTGGTTGGATATTGATGATAACGACTCCTTATAGCCGTAATCATTGTTATCAGCTTTTTAATGTAGCTTCTAATCTCAAAGATTGGTTTGTTTATATCAAAAAAACCTCAGATATAAAACATATTCCTGCAGAGATACTTGAGCTTGAAAAGGCACAGATGTCTGCAGAGCTTTATGCTCAAGAGTATGAATGCAGTTTCTCACGTGGTATCGAAGGATCTATATATGGTCGTCTTGTAGATCAAATACGTGAGAACAACCAAATATCCCATGTTCCCTGGGACCCTTCCATGCTTACCTACACAGCATGGGATATTGGTGTTCGTGATCTTTGTGTTATTCTCTTCTTTCAGATCTCCTCAGAAGGTAATTCAATACGCATTATAGATTGCTATGCTTCAAGTGGTATGGGACTTGATCATTATGTGAAGACAATACGAGAAAAGCCTTACCTTTATGGAACTCACTTTGGTCCTCATGATCTTGCCGTTAGAGAGTTTGGTGATGGTGCTATATCTCGATTCGAGAAAGCAGCACAACTAGGTTTAGACTTTGAAGTACTTCCGCAGGTTCGTATAGAGAATGCTATCGAAAACGTCATGACTCACTTCCCTCGCTTTGTTATTGATGAAAGAAGATGTAAGAGATTAGTAGAGGCAATGGAATTTTACCACCGAGAGTGGAATGATGATAAGCAGTGTTACTCAGATAAGCCCGTTCACGATTGGAGCAGTAATTTTTGTTTTACTGGAGATACTTTAGTCTTGACGCGTAACGGAATGCGTCAGATAATGTTAATAGAAGATAATGATGAAGTATTAACATTACAAGGATGGTATAAATGTCGGAAAGCACAGAAAACAAGAATAAATGCGAATATTGTGGAAGTTGTATTTGTAGACGGTACAACAGTGAAATGCACGCCGGATCATTTATTCTTAACGGAGAACGGGTGGAAGTCATCAGAAAGCCTAACGAATTATATCAAGATCCAATCGAGCTTGATGCAGGGACTCAATATTTTAATGGGTATCTGTACAGAATTTATCCAAATGAAAAATACTTTTCAAAAGGTGGATCTCTCTTGCATAGAGACGTATGGAGATTCGCTTTTGGAGAAATACCAAAAGATTGTGAAATACACCACCGAGATCATTGTTCCATTAACAACTGCTTATACAATATTGAATGCTTACCAAGAGCAGACCATCGCAAAACATATCACAAACCAATTAATAGAGTTTTTAGCCAAAAAGCTAGAGATAGAGCAGCAGAGTGGCATGGATCAGAGGCAGGAAAAATATGGCATTCGAGACATGCTCAACGGACAGCTAATTGGACAATATGGAGAAGAGAACCGAGAAATTGTTTGTATTGCAATAAAGAGTTCAGCTGCCTTATTAGAAAAAATGGGCATACCCAGAAATACTGTCATCCCAATTGTAAAGCAATGCATTATAGAAAGCGTAAAAACTCTGCCGGATCATGAAGATGTTTGGGATATTTCGGTACCAGGTGTTGGTCATTTCTCATTAGCAAATGGTGCTATTGTCCATAACTGCGATTCCGTCAAATATCTTTGTCAGGCAATTCCACTTTGTAAGCAAGGATTAACTGCAGAGAAGTTCGATCAGATAAAGAAAGAAGCACTCTATGGAGGAAGAACTATGCTCAATCCTCTTTTTGTTGAATCAAATCCATGGGATAGATTTGTACGATAGAACTTGTTGAAATTCTTTTTTTTGCACTAGAATCGGCTCAAACATGCTACGTGTTAAGAAAAGGGATTAACTATGTTAATGAGACCGCCTGAAGAACTGCCACAAGATTTTACTGCTGTTAAGAAGTTTGTTGATTCAGTTTATCTTGCTAATCAATCATTATGGCAGATCTACTGGTCTGAAGCGATGATCGATTGTAGGCTTGAAGCAGGTGATGTCTCTCTTGCAGGTGAACTTAATCCTAATCTCCAGTTAAACAAAGGCTCACAGTTCTACTTCAATAAAGTAAGACCCCTTTGTAATACCGTCTCGGGCTACCAACGAAAGAATAGAAAGACAAGCACTATTATTCCTTTGGAGAACGGCGATCAAGAGACTGCTGATCAATGGACTAAGATCCTGATGGGCATCTTTAAGCGTGAAGGTGTCTATGAAACAATCTCTGATGCATTTCACCAGGGCGCTTGTGTAACCGGTATGAATCTTCTTCATATCTATTTAGACTTCTCAAAAGATCCAGTATCAGGCGATATTAAAGTCGACAACTTACCCTTTAATGCTTTCTTTATAGATCCGTACTTCCGTAAACTTGATCTCTCAGACTGTTCGTTTGTATGGCGTCGTTCTTATCTATCTCATGCTGCTGTTGCTAATTTACTTCCCGATCATTATGCCGAGATTATGGGAATGAACTCAAATCCAGCAGGAATTGGCCGCTCAGGGCGTTTTCAATATATGCCTGAAGCTCTTGGTCAATCCCAACAGAATCGTTTAGCCTACGACGAATTTTACTATCGTTCCTATCGCAAACAGAAGCTTCTTGTTGATAAGCAAACAGGTGAGATACTTGATATAACTAAGCAAGATAATATTGATATCGATCGTTTCCTTGAAGAGAATCCACAAGTAACGCTCATTGATCAAGAAATACCAACGGTAGATCTAGCCATCCTCGTACAAGACAAATGCCTTTATTGTGGACCACAGCCGACAGGACTTGATTGCTTTCCCTTTGTTCCTGTTGTCGGTTATTACAATGAAATGCTCCCTTATTTTTATAGCCGGATCCAAGGCCTATGTCGTTCATTGCGCGATCCACAGCTTCTTTTCAATAGACGGCTAGTCTTATCGATGGATCTACTCGAGTCTCAGCTAAATTCAGGCTTCATATTTAAAGAGAATGCCGTTATTGATGTTAAGCATCTATTCCAAACAGGGCAAGGGCGCGTTATTCCGATCAAGAAAGGCTATGAAGTCTCCGATGTGATACAGATTCAGCCGCCACAAGTACCCCCATCGCACTTCCAGGTGCTTGAAACGCTTGGTAAACTTGATTATTCAGTGACCGGTATTACTGAAGAACTGATGGGGCAGATTGTTGATTCACGTGATTCTTCTGGATATCAATCATTCTTGCGACAACGTGCAGGTCTTGTTACCTTGCAGCCTATCTTTGATCGTCTTGATTATTCACAGAAGCTTTTAAGCGAAAGAATCATGCAAATAGTTCAGAATAACTATACGCCGGGCAAGATAAAACTTCTTCTTGAAGGCAAAGAGCCTGCGCCATTGTTTTATAATAAAGCATTTGGTAAATATCATTGTTCTGTTGAAGCGGGCTTTGATACCGAGACTCAGAAACAGATGCAATTTGCTCAGCTTATGCAATTGCGTGAGATGGGTGTTGAGATTCCTACTGAATCTCTTATTGAAGCTGCTACCTTGCAGAACAAGACCGAACTTATTAAGAAGATACAAGATAATCAGCAGCAATCTCAGCAAATTCAGCAGGCTCAAACACAAGCACAAATACAATTACAACAATCACAAGCAGAACTATCGAAAGCGCGAGCGATCGCCGATCGTGGTCTTGGTCTTGAACGTGCATCTCGTGTCAAAGAAAACGAAGCCCTCGCTGTTGAAAGACGAGCAGAAGCAAACAAAGAAGATGAATTGGCCTTACTTAATAAAGTTAAGCTCCTTAAAGAGATAGATGATATAGATCTTGGTCATTTAGAGAGGCTTATTAATCTAGCGAACTCATTAAAAGAGCGTGAAATAGCCACATCTGAACAACAAGTAGAGAAGGAATCACCTAAAAATGAAGAAACTAACCAAGCCAATACGGCCCAATGAAGCTAAAGAAATAGGCGATAAACTAAAAATAGACTGGAAGAAGTGCAAACTCTCACAGTTTATTAAGGGGCTTAATGTTGAGTTAGAACATGGCAGTCATGATAAAAAGACTGATGTTACTCATGATGATCCTATAAAGACGGCAAAGATAGTCTTGGCGCATTTAAAAGAGCGCGAAGATTATTATACACAATTAAAAAAAGTTGAGTCAAAGACACTAAAGAATTAGCCCCAAGTTAGAGGGTTAACCCTTGCGGAGGTATTTCCGCAGTTACTTGAAAGGCCTAAAAATGGCAAAAAGATTTCATGGCGAGATGAGAGTTCGCGAGAATATGGGTGCAGATAGCAACCTACCTACTGAAGTTATTGTTCAGAATCTAGGACATAATCATTCGTCTATGACGGGTGTTAATGATCTTTATTCTGCAGTTCAGGAACAGATTAATGCTGACAACAAAGATCTTGGTAAGTTGAAAACTGATAGAAAGTACTAATATGCCCGCTGCTACCAGGCCTAATCGCAAGGCTATGAAGATAGCTTATAAGTTGTTGAAAGTCCCCAAGGATAGACAACAAGCTAATAAGCCTCCTTCGGATAAGATAAAAAAAGAGTGGTACTCTGATTTAGCAAATGCGCAATAAGGGGGGAATTCCCCCCTTTCTTAAAGGAAGAGATGAAAGTATCTAAGAAGTTTATGGAAGAAGAAATGCGTGAGCCTGCACATAAAGATTGGAAGAAAGAAAAGTCGAAGAAGTCTTATCCTAAGGGGAAAAAATCTAAGGGAAAGATTGAGAAAGTAATGCACGAATTCAAAGAGGGCGAGTTGCATTCAGGTTCTAAAAAAGGGCCTAAAGTAACTAATAAAGCACAAGGCATAGCGATTGCTCTGAGTGAAGCTCGTAAGATAAAATCTAAGTACAAAGGTACGAAGTAGTTCTTATTTCTCCTTGTTGCCTCCAGAGACCTTCCTCCCCTTTGGAGGCATTTCATTAAGGATTACATGACAAAAAAGAAGACATATGGTGAACAACTCGTAGAACATGCACAAAAAAACCTTGGACCTGAAGATGATGTCCGTGAATATCGTAAAGTTATGGAACGTGACATTGTAAAAAAGATTCATAGTACCCTTGAAGCTGCATTGCTTGAAGATGGCTACAAAGATAAAGACTTTTATATAGTATTAATGACCAAGATTGAACGATTTGGTAATGCACCGCGTAATTATATATTCGCACGTAAATCGTGCCCTACGCCCCAATTTCGTTCGTCTTGTTGGAAATATGTAAATAGAACAGGAAAACTAGAGTTTCTCTTTTCATTACCGGATGAAGAATTTGCGCGTGCGATATTGGCTAATCTTCCCTATTATCTGCAAGACAAAGAATATGCTAATTTAGCTAAATTTGTTTATTTACATGAATCAGGTGAATTACTAACGTGGGTTAAGAAGGAAAATGGCGAGAAGCCAGATGCAATTATAACCATAAAAGAGGCAGTATGTTAGACGATACGAATACACCCGTAGAAGAAACAGTAGAAACTAAAGTTCAGGAACAAGCACCACAGCCGGAGACTACAGAAAAAACTCCAGAACCAGAGGAAAAGATTAATTGGCGACAAATACGTGAGCGCATTGAACAAACAGAGAGAAAGAACTTCGAATTACAAAAAGCCTTAGAATCTCAACAAAAACCACCACAACAAGAACCTGATGAGCAATATGATTTTGATGATGAGAATCTTGTTGAGGGTAAACATGTTAAGAAATACATCAGTAAACTATCCAAAGAACTCAAAGAAACCAAGAAACAAATAGCTGAATTCAATGCAAAAAACGCTTTAACAACAGCAGAAATCAGGCTCAATTCTCTTGAAGGTTTTAGAGATCTTGTTACTGATGCTAATCTAGAAAAGTTAGCAAAGCTTCATCCAGAAGATTATGCCTCAGCGATGGCAAATCCTGATATCTATGCTCGTGGCAAGACTGCCTATAACATGATTAAAAACTATGGCATTGATGATAAATATAAGGCCGTAGATCAAAAGATATCAGAGAATAAAACTAAACCACGGTCGAGCGCTAATGCTGCACCTCAGGCAAGCAATACTCCCCTTGCAAGAGTTGGCGATTATGATCGTCGTGTTATGTCTGAAGAACGAAGAACACAAGTACTTGCTCAACTTGAAGAACTAAAAAAACAACGATAACTTGCTGATTTTTTTTTTACATTGCTAAGATAGAGGCGCTGTACGGAGAGTCGCGCCTCTATCTTTTTAGGCTGTACGGGATTCGCCTACCCAATGGCTGTACATGGTTTCGCCACCATTAGTATTGTCATAGTTCTATTCCCTTTCTGGGAGAATTCATGTTAACAACTATTACCACGTTACCACCAGAAGTTCAGGCTTCGGTCGATGACGTATTGCTTGCGGTTAGAACACCGCATGCTATTCACAATGTTGCTGCCTTACCAAAACGATTGAAGGATAAAGGCGGTACAACCATTCGTATGAGTCGTTTCGATAGATTGCCAACGGCGCCAGTGCCACTCGGACCGTCGGGCTCCACGCCGCCAGCAACTCCATTGAACCGTGTTGATATTGATGCAACCGTTTCATTTTACGGTTATAGATTGGCCGTAGTAAAATCTTCTCTGATTGACTTGGAAGCCGAAGTGGCATTAAGCTAACCGGTAACAAGGGGCAAGATCAATGAATTGGAATAAATTCACAAAATATTCAGATATCGAGAACCTAGATAAGTCAAAATGGTACATATTGGCACATGCTAAGGATTGCTATCGTGATGAATACTATGAAATAATACGATTTATTTCAAAAGATCAACTAGAGGGATGGTGCAATATGCATGGCATGCTTGATGTGGAAGATTTTGTATTTTTCCATTATTACTGTGAAATTGATCAGCCTGAACGACTAAGTGAGAAGACACCGAAAGGTGATGCGATAGTCTGAACTCTGCGCGATAAGGCAGAGAGGTGAATCCGAAGAGGTTCGCCCGCCTAGAAATAGGTCATAAAAGTAACAGAAAGTGCAATATGTAGCAATTAACCAACAGGTTGTATTGCAAAATCAGCATGCAGTGCTAGCTGAGACAGCTGAACTTCTCGGATTGTCGATGAGGCTTACCGAAGATCAGTTGACTCGTGATATGTTAGCTTCTACAGCTACTATGTACAACTGTACTGGTGGAACAAATGGTGACGTACCTTCTGATCTTTCAGGGGGAGATATTGATGAAGTTACTGCTGCATTAATATCGAATGATGCCTGGATGATTCTCCAACGTCAGGGCGGGGAAAATAAGTTTGGTACAGCGCCTGTTCGTGATTCCTTTATTGCTCTTTGTCACTCAAATTTAATTAAAGACCTTAATACATTACCTAACTTTATTGCGAAGTGGAACTATCCAAATGACAATAAAGTAATGCAATCAGAATGGGGTAGCTACAATAACACCAGATGGCTTGTATCGAGCGCCGGCAGCATCACTCCGAATGCTTCTGCGTTAGGAAATGATGTCTATAATTGCTTCCTTTGTGGTATGGAATCATATGCGAAAGTTGAGCAAGATAATTATTCAAGTAGAATTATCTTCCGTCCAGCTATCTACAGTGGTCCATTAGCACAAAACGTTACTGTATCGTGGGTTATGGCTGAGGTGCCAAAAATATTGCAAGACCTCTGGATCACCAATACCCGTTGTACGTTACGATAAGAAGGATATATAATGGCTATAATTTTTTCTGGTCCTGATATGTATCAGGGCAGGTTTGTTTCTGATGAAACAGCCACCTTCATACCATTACCAACCGATGTTGATAGTATTGAAGTGTATAATGAAACACTTCTTTATGGTGCTGGTGCAGGAACCGGTGCACAATTCTATTGGCAACGTGGCATGGCCAATGGTCGTGGTCTTATTTATACAAAGACAGTTGCTACTAATGCATTAGTTCCCGCTCAAATTGCAGCTGGGGCAGGATTTTATCTAACTGATACATCAGTACAAGTTCCGGGTCCTTTATTGGCAACAACCGGAATCACCGCAGCAACTCCTCCAGTAATTACTGCTGTTGCTGGTACGACTTCACAGTTTAATACTGGTGATATTATCCGTGTTATCAATACTCCAGGTGCTTTGCAATTTGGTGGTATTGATTTTACTGTTGGTACAATTATTGCTGGTGCAAGCATTGAGTTGCCTTATGGTCCTACAATTGCAGCGACTGGTGCCGTTGCTGGTTCTGTTCGTAGAATTCCTTACGATCCTATTTTTTACCCTCGACGACGAATAATCACGAATATTACACAAGCTGCTCAAGCAGTCGTAACACTCAGTGTTACCCATGGGTATCTTGTAGGGCAAAAGATTCTCTTTGTTATTCCTACCGTCACCGCTCTTGCTTATGGCATGACAGAGTTAAATGGTGTTGAAGCAACCATCGTAGCAGTTAATACAGTAACAAATACTATTACGGTAGATGTTGATACAACTGGTATGACTGCATTCGCATGGCCACTAACTGCTGATCC